GAAGGCAGCAGATGCATTGGCAAGAGTTCGATAAATATCGGTAAGGAGAAATATAATGACTACACCCAAAAATAACAATTCATCATTAGCTGATTTTTTAATAAAATATTGGGTAATTATTGTTGCTGTTGTTGCGATGAGCACTGCTTGGGGAGCAACTCAAGTGAAAATCCGCAGTCTTGAAGATGCTGTTAAGGCAAATGCATCGACACAAAAAGATGTTCAGGATCTGAAAACCCAGGCGGCGGTGTCGGCTGCTCAAACAGCAGATACAAACAATACAGTAAAGCAAATGCAGCAAATGCAACAACAACAGCAGATACTCTTGCAGCAGATTTTAGTTAGTATGCCTAAGAAAAAATAATATGTTTATATCAGAACTTTTTGATTCTTTGACTAAGACGGATGATTTAGGCGAAGGTGCAATGACTACGATGCAACCGAAAGGCGAAAAACCTTTCTATCCATCAATGGATGCACCAAAGAAGAAAAAGAATCCTGCTATTGGAACATTAGCATTTGAAAAGTTACCGGCATGGAAACAAGACGAGTTACGCAAAGCATACGAGAAAAGATCCCAAAAGAAAGTAAAAGAGTCACAGCAGGTTAAATTACCAAGCGGCGATTATATGAATCAGCATACTGGCGTAAAATCAAGCAAGCCCGGACAAAACTTAGGTGAGCCGTCGGATGCAGACAAGAAAGATTACTACCAAAAAGAACTTAATAGATTAAAAGCTAATCCAAACTCTCATAAGTCACACATACGCAGAGCAGAACAAATGGTAAGAAGATACAGTAGATAAAAGAATTCAGCGCGTTAGGACCGTTGATGCCCGGCTGCTGGGCCAATAGTAAGGAGTCGTGCCCCGAAATTGTAAGTGAGCAAAAATTTAAGGCAACTATAAATGGCATACCCAAGATTACCAGCATTATTATATCCACCAGTATTTGGTAACGGATTCTGGCTAAAGTTGGATTCGTATGGTAATATTGCCACATCGCCAGATCAAATAACTTGGTCAGCAGCAATCCAACCATTTGGCTCAGTAGATGCAAGATGGTTCTTCAACGGTGTATTATTCAATGCCGGAATGTTTCTCATCTACGGCCATAGAATGGTAGCCATTGGTTCTTCTCTTCCAGGAAGTTCGTGGCAATCAACTATTGTAATCGGCGGAAACTGGCTAACAGCATCCATCAACTCAAAAAATCAATGGTTCTTAACCGACGATGAAGGTAGAACAGCAACATCAGCAGATTCCTATCCAGGAAACTGGACCTTCACAAAAGCAACAAAAGTCTTACCTCCAACCTTTGAATTCGATCCAATGTCTAATTGGTAAATTATGATATCTGACTACAGAACTTATCTAAGAGCAAGTTATGAGATTGTTTCATGCGCTAAGATAAATGTGAAAGAAGAATTAGATCAGACTCTAGAAGCATATCTCGTCGAGTTGATTGCCCGCCACTTTAAAGAACATAGTTTTGGAGAGAAGCCCGTCGCTATCTCAATGCTCGAATCATCTGTATTACCGGATTATCAAAAGAAACAATCAATGGCTGCAATCGGCGATGAATGTCTTTTTATTTATGGATTCAAAATTAAAAGGCGCAGGTGGCCATCAGAAAAATACTATTGCGATATGGGCAAGATTGCTTATGGTTCCGCAGCGATTTCTGTCAATCCAGAAGACCTATTATATTCTCACTTAGAATACCACTTCGAATTACTTGGTTCAGTACTAAATCAATTCAACCGTTTAATCAAATAAAAAACCAATAGCCTTGCTTCTTTAAGATAAATAATGTTATGCTTTATTATATTAAGGAGAGTGGCATATGGCAAGCAAAATGTATTCAACCGAACAAAAAACAAAACTAAAACAACTATTCAATGAATCTGTTGCAATTATGCAAGAGATTGAAGATCTCAGCGGCGGACTTTCGGACACAATCAAAGCAGTCGCTACAGAATTAGAAATTAAACCGGGCTTGCTAAAGAAAGCCGTGAAGATTGCACAAAAATCTAAATGGACTGACACAAACGCAGATCACGAAACAGTCGCTGACTTATTGGAAACAGTTGGTCGCACACTCTAATCAGTAAAATCTCAGTTCGCTATTCTGTAAAATAGCATTTACTATGGTGACCGCAGCCACAAGTGCGTAAAGGAAAAATATGAGTTATGTCGATGCAATAATTGACAAGGAGAAGGATCGCATCTTTGTCGTAGAAAGAAACAAAGAAGGCAAAAGAGTTTTTCAAGAGTATAATGCAGAGTATTTGTTTTACTACTCTGATCCAAAAGGCAAACATCAATCAATTTACAGAACACCAGTAAGTAGGTTTTCAACAAGGTCAAACAAAGAGTTTCGTAAAGAACTCAAAATGCACAACGGCAAAAAAACATGGGAATCAGATTGCAACCCAGTATTCCGTTGTCTTGCAGAGAACTATATGGGAATAGAATCCCCTAAACTACACACATGCTTCTTAGACATTGAATCAGACTTTGATATAGAGCAAGGCGGCTATGCGCCAGTTGATAATCCATTCAACAAAATTACGGCTATTACAATCTACCTTGACTGGTTAGACAAACTGATTACTCTTGCTGTTCCTCCAAAAACGCTAACTATGGAATCTGCAACCGCAATATCAAACAAGTTTGATGATACATATTTGTTTGAAAAAGAAGCAGATATGTTAGATACATTCTTAAACTTGATTGAGGATGCAGACATACTTACGGGTTGGAACTCGGGTGGTTATGATATACCATATATTGTGGGCAGAATAATTAGATCTCTTGCAAAAGATGATTTGCGCCGTCTTTGTTTGTGGGACAAAATGCCCAAGGAACGAGTATTCCAAAAGTATGGAACTGAACAAAAAACATATGACTTGGTTGGTCGTGTGCATCTCGACTATATGGAACTGTATCGCAACTACACATATGAAGAGCGCCATAGTTTCTCGTTAGATGCTATTGGCGAATATGAGTTAGGCGAAAGAAAAGTTGCATATGACGGATCATTAGATCAACTTTATAACCAAGACTTCTACAAGTTTCTTGATTACAACAGGCAAGACGTGGTCATCGTTGCTAAGTTAGATAAGAAACTAAAGTTCTTAGACTTATCAAACGAACTTGCACATGAAAATGCCGTATTGCTTCAAACAACGATGGGCGTGGTTGCACTGACTGATCAGGCTATCATCAACGAAGCGCACAGAAAAGGATTCATTGTTCAAGATCGTGCAAAGATAAACAACGAGATAGAATATGATGACGACGGCAATGAGATAGAAAACGACGACGATAAAGCAGCGGGTGCGTATGTTGCTTATCCCAAAGTAGGAATGCATCAGTGGATTGGCGCCATTGATATTAACTCGCTATATCCATCGACTATTCGCTCGTTAAATATGGCACCAGAGACAATCGTTGGGCAGTTGCGGCCGATTATGACTGATCAATATATTAGTAATAAGATGGCAGACAAGATTGTCAATGGCAAAAAAGTTAAAGGTTGTAAATTTGCCCAAGCATGGGAAGGATTATTTGGCTCGTTAGAATATACTTCCGTTATGAACATGGAAAAAGGAACAGAGATAACAATTGATTGGGAAGGAAGCAATCAGCCAACTATTCATACGGCAGAAGAAGTGTGGCGACTTATATTTGAGGGCGGACAGAAGTGGATGATCAGTGCCAACGGAACTATCTTTAGTTATGAGTTCGAAGGAATTATTCCGGGTCTGTTAGCAGACTGGTATTCAGATAGAAAAGAATTACAGGCCAAAAAGAAGGCAGCAACTACGCCAGAAGAAATTGCTTTCTGGGATAAACGACAGCATGTTCGTAAAATTCAATTGAACGCATTGTATGGAGCGTTGCTTAACGTTGGATGTAGATTCCACGATCACAGAATTGGGCAAAGCACAACATTGACTGGTAGAATTATTGCGAGACATATGGATGCTTTTGTGAATGAAGCAATAACTGGCAAATACGAATATGATGGCAATGCTATTATTTACGGAGATACTGACTCAGTGTATTTCTCGGCGTGGCCAATGATCAAAGATGAAGTTGCTGCTGGTAAGATGGAGTGGAATAAAGATATCTGTATTCAACTGTATGACATGATTGCAGAACAGGTCAATGAAAGTTTCCCAGCAATGATGGAAAAAGAATGTCACTGTCCAAAGGAACGAGAAGTAATTCGAGGTGGTCGAGAGTTGGTGGCATCTAATGGCATATTCATCACAAAGAAGAGATACGCAGTTTTGATCTATGATTCAGAAGGTGTTAGACTTGATCAACTTGATGAACATGCTGCTAAGAAGAAGAAAGTTGAGTTTGGTCTTGGTAAGATTAAGGCTATGGGTTTAGATCTGAAGAGGTCAGATACGCCAAAGGTCGTGCAGGACTTTTTAAGTAGAATTTTACTGAATGCTTTGACTCATGTTTCAAAAGAAAAGATCATTGAGAACATTAAAATCTTCAAAGAAACATTTGCAGTGATGCCAGCGTGGGAAAAAGGAACACCTAAGCGTGTGAATAACTTAACCAACTACATTGCAACAGAAGAGCGTGAAGGAAAGTCGGGTATGCCAGGGCACGTTCGAGCAGCAATGAATTGGAATAACCTACGCAGAATGCACGGCGACAATTACTCAATGAAAATTGTAGATGGAATGAAGATCATTGTTTGCAAATTGAAATCGAATCCGATGGGATATACCTCGGTTGCTTATCCGATTGACGTGTTGCATATACCGCAATGGTTTAAGGATTTACCGTTCGATAACGGTTTAATGGAATCTACTATCGTAGATAAGAAAGTCGAGAATCTGTTGGGTATTCTGGGCTGGGATCTAACCAATAATACCCAAATCAGTAGCAAGTTTGACTCATTATTCGAATTCGAATAAGAAAGTTATCGGAAACCTTGCAATTGACCTAAATAATCATGTAGTATAAACAATAACATTTTAAAGGAACAAGATATGACACAAGTTTATGAATATTTAAAAGACATTACCGATCACACTCTTTCGCTGGGAAGCATTGACATAGTTAGAGTAAACGGCTCAGATAGCGAGACAGTCGTTGACGCTATGGCCGAAGATCGCAGTGTTTTACTATTGGCAAAATCACACAAAGTGATACCAGAGTTTATCGGGCAGTTTGGTATGCCAAATCTTACCAAACTAAACGTTATCTTGGGTATTCCTGAATACAAGGAAGACGCGAAGATAAGCGTAACAACACAAGAAAAAGAAACAGATGGCGTCAAGGCTATTGTTCCAACAGGTATGCACTTTGAAAACAAAGCAGGCGACTTTAAGAACGATTATCGTTTTATGAGTTCTGAACTAATCAACACACAACTAAAAACAGTCAAGTCAAAGAAAGAACTGAAGTGGAATGTAGAATTTACTCCTCTTGTTCAGAACATTCAACGTTTCAAATTTATGGCCCAAGCAAATAGTGAAGAGACTACGTTTGTTGCAAAAACAGAAAAGAATCAATTGAAGTTCTACTTCGGCGATCACTCTTCTCACGCTGGCAATTTTGTGTTCTCTGATGCAGTTATCGGATCATTATCAAAACCGTATCATTGGCCAATTGCAGTGGTTCAAAGTATTTTGAATCTTCCTGGCGACAAGATTTTCCGT